GTGGAGCTTGTAAAACTGCAGTAGTAGATGCAACGACAGTAACTTTAGGTCGTTGTGGTGGTACAGTTTCACTAGCTTCAGGAGCAACTCAATCAGGGTTTGGGAGAACAGGAACTGTAGACTGGCAAACAGGAAGTATTAAGACAACAACTTTTACAGCAGTAAATGGTGAAGGTTATTTTGCTAATACTTCTGGTGGAGCTTTTACAATGAATTTACCAGCAGGAACTGCTGGAGCAATTGTTTCAGTTGTTGACTACACAAATACATTTGACACATTCAATTTAATAATATCACCAAATGGCACAGATAAAATAGGTGGGACAAACGCCGATGTACCTTTATCAACACAAGGTCAGTCGGTAACTTTCGTTTATGTAGATGGAATTGAAGGATGGAAAAATACTATGGATTCAACATCTAATGTTATAGGTGCTTCTTATATATGTGCTTCAGTTAGTGGAGCGTGTAATACTTTAGCAACGTGTGGAAGTTATAAAATTGCAACTTTTAAAAATCCAGGAACTTTTACTGTAGCAACTGCATCTCAGATTTCTTGCAACAATGTCGTTGATTATGTAGTAGTAGCTGGTGGCGGTGGAGGTGGTTCTGGTTGTGGAGCTGGCGGTGGAGCTGGTGCAGGAGGTTTTAGACTTTTTGCAGATGATACAGTTAATCCTCAAACAGGTCCAGGCGCACCATTAAATGGTTATGGAACTCCTAGTCCATCAGGTGTAGCAGTTACAGTTTCAGCAATCGCTTATCCAATTACGGTAGGTGGAGGTGGTGCATTAGGTCCTGGAGCAGGTGCTCCCGGTTGCGGAAGTAATGGAGGACCTTCAACATTTTCAACAATTACTTCAACAGGAGGTGGAGGTGCTGCGGGTGGTAATTCTGGTCCTACTGCGTCGGGAAATCCCGGTGGTTCTGGTGGTGGAGCAACAAGAAACAGAGGAAGTGTAGGTGCAGGAAATACACCATCAACTACACCCCCTCAAGGTAATAATGGTGGAAGTGGATCAGATACTTTAGGTGGAGATGGTGGTGGAGGAGCTCTTGCAGTTGGAGGATGTAATCAAGCGACTCCTAGTCCTTCTCAGGGTTTTGGTGGTAATGGGGGAGCTGGTGCAGGAATTACAGGTTTTGGAACAACAGGTCAATTATGTGGTGGTCAATATTATTTTTCAGGTGGAGGAGGAGGCGGAACCTATATGGGTTGTGCTGCTTCACCCGCTCCTGGAGCTAACGGAAGAGGTGGTGTAGGTGGTGGAGGACTAGGTGGAAACGCGTGTGGTGTTCCAAATCAACCAAGTGGAGATGGAGAAAATGGAACTGATAATACTGGTGGTGGTGGTGGAGGTGGAACTGAAATAACAGGTAGTCCAACTAATCCCGGTACTAATGATGGAAATGGTGGAACTGGTGGTTCAGGTATAGTAATAATAAAATATAGGTTTCAAGCATAATTATGACAAGTAAAATTAAAGTAGATAATATAAATAAAGTTTCAGATGATTCAAACATCATCAATAAATGTTCAACTAACATTACCGTAGGAGCTAATGGTGATACAGTTATTATTCCTAATGGAGTAACAGAACAAGTTCAATCAGGTGGAGCAATTCAAGTTCAATCAGGTGGATCAGTTACGATTGCAGCTGGTGCAACAATTGCAAATAGTGGAACCGCAACAGGTTTTGGTAGATCAGGTACTGTTGATTGGGTAACAACCCCTAAAACAGGAACTTTTACAGCAGTAAATGGTGAAGGTTATTTTGTAAATACTGATGGAGGAACTTCTACAGCAAATCTTCCAGCAGGTTCTGCTGGAGCCATAGTTGCTTTTTCAGATTACACAAGAAACTTTGCAACAAACAAATTAACAATTACTCCTGATGGATCAGAAAAAATTGGTGGAGTAAATGCTAGTATAGATATTGAAGTAAATGGACAAGCATTAACATTAGTTTATGTTGATGGCACAGAAGGATGGATAAATATACAAAACGCAGAAAATACAGAAGCAGGTACACCTCCTTTTATAATTGCTTGTGGTGGTAATGCAACAGTTGAGTGTGGCAATTACAGAACTCATATTTTTACCGCACCAGGAACATTTACAGTATCGAATTTAGCTCCCGGCCCATCTGGAAATCCAAATCAACTGGATTATTTAGTAGTAGCTGGTGGTGGATCAGGTGGTGGAAATTCAGCAGGTGGAGGCGGTGGAGCAGGTGGTTTTAGAATGTCAAATGAACATTCTCTTCCAGCCCCAGAAACTTCTCCTTTTGCTAATCCTACAGGTTTAACAGCAGCAGTACAACCATATACAGTAACGGTTGGAGGAGGCGGTACAGGAGCAAGTTTAGGTTCTAGTCCCAATCCAGGAACATCTGGCATAGCTTCAACTTTTTCAACAGTTACATCAGCTGGAGGTGGTTTTGGAGCAGGTTCAAATTTAGGTGGTACAGGAACTTCTGCAGCTTGTGGTGGATCAGGCGGCGGTGGATCACACGAAGGTAATACAGCATCAGGAAGTGGTAATGTGCCTTCAACAAGTCCAATTCAAGGAAGGGATGGTGGTAGTCCAGTAGGCCCAACAGCAAGAGGTGCTGGAGGTGGTGGAATAGGTGATGCAGGAGGAACTTCTCCCGGTCCATCAACAGGTGGAGCTGGTGGTATAGGTAGTTACATATCGAATTCATTTGTGGGACCAACAGCACCAACTTATGGAGAAACAGGTCCAGTTACTCCTACAAGATATTTTGCTGGAGGTGGTGGTGGATCAGCAGATGCCTGTGGAGGTGCACCAGGAGTTGGTGGAGGTGGTGCAGGAGGAAATGAACCCGCTAATCCAGCACAACAAGCAAAAAATGGATTAGATAACACCGGTGGTGGAGGTGGTGGTACTAGGGGTAATTTACCGTCATCTTATTCAGAAAATTCACCTAATAGTACAAACGGAGGATCTGGTATAGTAATGATTAGATATAAATACCAATAGGAAAAAATTATGAGTGAAATAAAAGTAAATAAAATTAGTCCAAGAACAGCGTGTGGTACAACCACATTAGGAGATAGTGGAGATACAATTAATATCCCTGCAGGTGTAACGATTTCAAACAATGGTACAGCAACAGGTTTCGGCGCAACAGGTGCCGTTAACTGGGATGTAGCATCAATTAAAACAGTAGATTTTACAGCCGTATCAGGCGTAGGATATTTTGTAGACACAGCAACAACAGGAGCAGTAATAGTAACTTTACCCGCAGCCCCAGCAGTGGGAGACGTGGTTGGAGTTTCTGATTATGCAAACAATTTTGAGACAGCTAATTGTACATTAAATAGAAACGGCCTTAAGATTGGTGGAGAAACTATTAATGGAAAATTAAAAGTCAATGGAGTAGCAGTTACTTTAGTTTATGTAGATGTAACCAAAGGATGGATTGTAACAGATTCAGGAAATCAAAGTGATGCCTCTACAGCAGAATTTCTTGCGGCGACAGGTGGTTGTATTACTACCTGTGGAAATTATAAAATTCATACTTTTCTAAATCCAGGAACTTTTACTGTTACCGCTGATGGTAATTCAGGTGGATCAAATACAGTTTCTTATCTCGTAGTAGCAGGAGGTGGTGGTACTGCTTGTGGTGGTTGTGGTGGTAGAGGTGGGGGTGGTGGTGGAGGATTTAGAGAATCTAAAGCTTCTACTGATTGTTATACAGCCAGTCCATTAAATGCAACTTCTGGACCAGGATTTAATCTTCCTGTTACAGGAGCTGGAGGACCTTATCCAGTTGCAGTAGGTGGTGGTGGTACAGCAGGAAACCCTGCTCCATCAGTAACTGCGGGCATAGATTCAAGTTTTTCAACAATTACTTCAGCCGGTGGTGGTGCTGGGTTTACGGGAGCAGCTAATGCAATAGCTAGTGGAGGTTCTGGTGGTGGTGGTGGTTCTCTTCCATTTCCATCACCAAATAATACTGGAGGTTCAGGAAACACACCTCCTACAAGTCCCGCTCAAGGAACAGATGGGGGAAATGGAAGGACACTCGGTTCAGGCCCAAGTGCATCTTATGCCGGCGGCGGCGGCGGTGGAGCTGGATGTGCTGGAAATAATGGACTACCTGGAGGAGGTGGTGTTGGAGGGACGGGAGCAGGAACTTTAATTCATCCTAATTCCCCTACACCTGTTGGAACTCCAGGACCAACTCCTTCATTAAGATATTTTGCCGGTGGTGGTGGAGGTGGATCAGGTTATGAACCAGGCACTGGTTCTCCAGGCCCTGGTGGAGCCGGTGGTTCAGGTGGTGGTGGAGCCGGTGGTGCGGGTGGTTCGGCAGGAGGAATAGCCGGAGGTACTAACACTGGAGGGGGAGCTGGTGGTGGAAAATATCCATCGAATGCGTGTACAGGTAACACTGGTGGATCAGGTATAGTAATAATAAGATACAAATATCAATAATATTTATGTATTTACACAAATTTAAAATTAATATATAAGGAGAAACATATGGCACACTTTGCAAAAATAGGAATGAATGGAAAAGTTATCGGAGTATTAACTTGTGGTAACAATGATATGC